CGTGAAGCCGGTCGCCTGCTCGGCGCGCGCCATGCGGGTCAGCGGGTTTTCATATTCGACCAGCGGATGCGCGCCGGCCTCGATCACCACGTCCGGGAACGGCTCGACCTGCCCGGCGCGCATCGCGAGATCGAGATCGCGCTGCGTCACCGGGTTCTGCTTTTCGGTCTCATACTGGCCGGCATAGGGCGCGACGAGCACGCCCTGCTTGCTCACCATCTCCAGCACCTGCGTCGCGGTCATCCGGTCGGATGGGTCGGTCAGGATCTTGAAGAAATCCTCCAGGAACGCGGTCTGGATATCGGCACGCTCCTCGTTCACCATGTCGATCCCGATCGGCAGGTTCGATCCGGTCGGCAGCGGCTTGACGAGCAGCCGGCCGCCATCGTCGACCAGCCCCGGATTGAGGCCGCCGGGCCGCGTCACCAGCGAGGTGATGCCGTCGTCATCGTAGAAGGCGAGCGCGGGATCGACCATCTTGTGCGCGGAGCGCAGGATCGTTTGCTTCATCACGTTCACCGAACGGATCGAGGGCAGCACCTCCATCGCCGGCGACGTGCCGTAAAGCTCGCCCGCCTCGCTCATATGGCGGCTGACGCAGATCGGCATCAAATGATAGCCGGCGCGCCGCAGGATCGCCTTTTCGTCGATCGCGATATGCGTGCTGGCGATCGGCTTGCCCTGCCAGTCGTAGCGGTCGGCGCGGACGTCGGCATTGGGGCAGACGATCTGCAGGACCTCGAATTCGCGCTCCCATTTGCGGTTGTCGACCGCATCGCGCATCTTCGGCGTCAGCGCGTCATAGCCATATTCCTGCAGCAGCTGGCGTGTGCCGAAGGTGCGACGGCGATGCACGGTGTCGACCCGGCCGGCGTAATCCTCGTCGATATAGCATTCCGCCAGCGGGATCGCCTGATAGAACACGCCGACGCCCTTGCGCTCGGCGACCGCGAACGGAGCGGTGCCATAGCGGCCGAGCTGGCGGAAATCCTTGGTGGACTGGACGGCGAAGGCGGCGTGCGCGGCATAGCGGATCGCGTGCAGCCGGTCGGCCGTCCGCTCGCACCAGCGCCGCACCTCGGGCAATTTGTCGAGATCGCCATTCTGGAAGCGCAGCCGGATATACTGGACGTTGCGCGGCACCGTGATCGCCGACATCGCCGCGGCGAACCGCCCGAGCGATTTCACCGCCGTCGTGTCGAAATTGCGCGCGCCCTTCACCGTGCCGGCGCGACTCAACCGCCCCGCTTCGCCGCCCGGCGCGCCGATCGTGCCGGCGTTGATCGGGCTCACCCGTTCGTCGATCTCGCGCCACAGGCTTTCCCACGGCGCGCGCATCGACACGAGGCGGTCATGGTTGCGCAGGTGCTCGCGCACCAGGTCGTCGTCCTGCAGTTTCTCGTCGGCCATTACCGCCCCCGTGGAATTGGGGGCGCCACCCAAGGGCGGCGCCCCGGATGGATCAGAACAGGATATCGTCCGCGATCGTCACGCGCTGCCCCGGCGCGATCGGCAGCGGCATCGACCGCTCGCACCACGCCACCTGCTTGCCGTCGAGCAGCAGGGCATAGCCGGCGATCCTGGTGCTGGCGCCGCCCTGCGGCCCCTCGAGGTGGACCGGCTCGGTCAGCATCACGCCGAACGCATGACGCTTCCACGCCTCGCCGGTGACGGTGATCGGCGCGATGCCGGGCACCTCGCGCGCGCCGTCGCTGAATGCCACCTCGATATCATCGGCATCGTCGATCTCATCGAGCAGCACCTCGGGCGACAGCCGATCCGACGACATCCGCCCCAGCTTGCGCGGCTTCGCCGGCGCGGTCGCCTTCTTCACCTGCGCCGTCACCTTGCGCGTCGCGGCATCGGCCTTCTCGGCGCGGGCGATCGCCGCGTCGCGCTCGGCCTCCGCCGTCTCGGCACGCTCGAGCAGTGCATCGCGCTCGGCCTGCACGGTCGCTACCGCGTCGCTCGCGCGATCGCGATCCGCTTCCAGCTCGGCGACGCGCTGGGCGAGCACAACCGGCCCATCCTTGTCGAGGCCGGCCTTGAATTCCTCGAGCAGTTCCTGCTCGCGCGACATTTCGTTGGTGTCGGACATGATCGTTCCTTCAGTTTCCGAGGGTGAGTTTCCCGCCGGTCAACGGGGCCTCGGCGCCCCCGGTGCCGTTGACGATGTCGGCCGCCGCGCCCTGCCGCCGGCGCAATTCGTCGTCCGCCGCCACCTGGGCGGCAGCATCGTCGCGGGTGACAGCGCGCAATGGGGCAGGGGGCTTGCCTGGGCTGGAGATGATCCCCGTCGCCTTGAGCACTCCGCCGAGCAATTTGCCGATCGGTTTCAGAAGAGCCATGTCATCTCACTCCTGCGTGGACGTCGAAATCGCTGTCGTTGGTGATCGCGCGCCGCCGGCGCTCGCGGCCGCGCAGGTCGCCGATCACATGCTCGCCCTCGAGCGCGGCATATTGCTCGGCATCGCAGACGTGGGTGTAGATCGTCTCGGCGATCTCGAGATGCGCGCGCAGCTCGCCCGTCTTCAGTTCGGCCTTGGCGTAGCGATAGCCGCCCGAGTGCCCCTTGATGAGGTGACGGCACGCGGGATCGACCGCATAGCCGTCGCGCGTGTCCATCGCCGTCCAGATAGCCTGGTTGCGCAGGCCGGCGCTGTTCGACTTCGCCTTGTGGACCTTGAGGCCGAGTTCCTTCTGGAACGCGAGCAGCCAGTCATGTTCGTTATCCGTCCGGTCCTTGGCGGCGAACGCGGCCGGGTCGGCGACGACGCGGATCTGTTCCGGCGTGATGTCGGGGAATTTCTCGGTCAGCATCCGCTTGACGCGGCGCGCGAACGCGCTCGGCCCCACCTTCAGCAGCTGCACCTGCCCCTTCGCGTCGCGCGTGGTATTGACCACCTCCGCCAGCGTGCGCACCGAATTGTCCCAGTCGCGCTGCAGTGCCACCGCTGCCGCGAACAGCCCCTGGTCGACACCGATGATGAGCTTGCGGCGCGGATCCCACGTCACCGGCCGAACATGCGTGGTATAGGCGAAGCCGGCATTGACCGCCTGGCCGTGCTGGATCGGCACCGGTTTGTTGTCGACCATGCGATCGACATATCCGGGGGTCGACCGGTTCGCCGCCACCTGCAGCACGTAATAGCCGCGTCCGCCGGGCAGGTTGTGGAGGTTCTCCGCGTCGGGCTCGCGGCCGCCTGGCTGGACGAACTTCTCGATCAGCTTGCGGTCACCGAGCGTGGCGGCGAGGATCTCGGCTTCCTCCTCCGTCAGCCCAAGCACCTCGGACGCTTCGTCGAACAGCAGGTGATAGATGTGGTTGTCGATGTCCGGCATGTTGAGCGACAGGATGATCTGTGGATCGACCACCAGCGACGGATCGAGGTCGCTGAAGCGTCCGACGCGGCCGGTGAGGAACGGCACGAGGTTGGCGGGCTGGAGGTCCGCTTCGTCGATGATGACGGCGTTCACCTCCCAGCCGCGGCACGCCTCCTCCACAGAAAGGTCGCCGATCGCGCGGAACTCGAATTCACAGTCGAGGATCTCGAGCACGCGGCCGTCGCGGCGGTTGCCCTCGCGCCGCAGGATCTTGGTGAACCGGTGGGTGTACGGCGCCTTCCAGGAGAAGGTTCCTTCCTCCTCCGGCACGATGCGGAACCACGATTTAAGCGTGGTGGACTGCAGGCTCGGATAGCTTTCGCGGATCACGCCGATCCGCGCCTTACGCACCAGCACGCCGTCCGGCCGCGCGACCGGCTTCTGCAGCGCCGCGATGCGCAGCCCCTTCTGCAGCGCGGCCATCGTCTTGCCCGATCCGACCGGCCCGACGATTCCGCAGATGAACGCGCGGCTGCGCACGAATATATCGGCGATCGGGCCGGGCGAGACGAGGCGGCGAGGCGCGGCGACCATGCCCATCAGGCATCGCCCTCCGCGTCGTCCTCATCGGCCGGCCCGAACTCGGCATCAACGATATCGCCGATCTCTTCGGCGCTATGAGTGACGCCCTCGATGATGAGATCGGATACGCCGCTGAAGGTCAGGTCGATCGGGATCGGCTTCTTGCCGACAAGGTACGGCATCAGGATATCGGCGCAGCGCGCGCGCAGGCCCTGCGCCGCCTCATAGGTCATATGCTCGATGACGACATTCGGGGTGCCATCTTTCTGGAAGCTGTGGACCTTGCGCCGCTTCGACGCCTCCATCAGCACCTCGGGGGCGGTGGACTGGATCTGCATCAGCGTTATCGCGGGATGCTGGCCGTGCGACAGCAGCCACCGCTCCAGATCGGTCGAGTGGCGGTTGCGCGACCCGCGCGGCCGGCCGCGACGCTTCTCGCGAGCGTGTTGGGTTACTTGCTGGTGCGAGGCGTCGGGGCCGAGCGTCTCGCGCGACGCCCAGATATCCTCCGGCGAGATCGGCTCGAGCAGGTCGAGCTGCTCCTCCACCGGCTGTTCCGCCTCGAGCATCGCCCGCGCGCTGTCCATGATCTCGCGGCCGATCGCCGCGTCGCCGGTGAGGTCAGTTGACACCCTGTCCCTCCCCACATAGCGTCGGCGTTCGGCTTCGCCCCCGGCCAAGGGAAATCCCATTATCCCCGACCCGCCTCTGCAGCCCGCTCCATGCCGCGCGATCGCGCCCGGGCAGCGATGGACAGGGGAAACCTGAAACCCCCGACCCCGTTTCCGGCATCGCCATTTTGCGGTCGTCCCGATCCATGACACGCCTTGCTGCATCGCAGCGAATTTGAAGGTAGCGCGAAACGCCGAAAATCGGCTGCGCCAGCGGGCGGAGGAAAATCGCGGCCCGGCTGGGGGGGGTGCCCCCCTCCGCCGCTGAACGACCCCCGGCACCCTCCGCGCGGCCCGGCGACGCCAGCCCCGCAGGCTGACAGCGCGTCGCCGCAAGGCGCTGATCCGCAAGGGAAATCCCGCCGCATTCCAACGCGCCCGTTCCAACACGCGCCGCCGCGCCCTCGAAAAACGGCGGAAATCCGTCATTCCCGCCCGCGCGCTCGCCCAGCTGCCCGGCCGCCTCGATCGGCGCGATCGCGCCGCGCGCCGGCCGCGCCCGGCCCCGAAACTTTCGCCGCGCCGCCCCTCCATCCAGCCCCTGATCCGGCCTGGACGAAGCCGCGAAGGCGATGAGGCAATATCCACCCCATTGTTTATTCGCGCCGGGAACCGCCAAGAGATTGAGAACGCTAGGTCTTTCCGGAGAACGAAGGTCCATCGGCGCGGATGGCTGGATCGCCAGAACCGCTAGAGAACCGCTAACCTCATGAGATACATAGGTTTCTCTATCGGGTTCTGAAGTTCTATGGTTCTGATAGTCTCCATGACGCACACGCCCCTGCATGTCCGCGCACACGTCACGCGTAGGGCCGTGGAACAGAACCACAGAACCGATACATTTCAAGCGGTTGCCGGTTCTACCCCCCGGCCCGATCAGAACCGCAGAACCGGGCGGCGCATCGGCCCGCCGGCTCGCCCTCAATATTCCCCGCTGCCAACGGGCCGGGGGGCGGGGCGCAAAAAAAGAATAGGCGAAGTGTTCGCGAGGCAACGCCAAGTAATCGCGCCGCGCGCGCAAGATGATGATGAGCGCGGCCGCACCGCTCCGCTGCGCTCCGCTGGCCGCGCGCGTCATTGGCCGAGCTCCTTGCCGCTCGGGCACGCGACCCACCCCTCCACGTCCTCCGGCTCGAGCATCAGCTCGATCGGCACGAGCACGGCGGTCAGCGAAGAGCGCCCGAACTTGGCCTTGACCGTCCTGATCGCCGCCGGCGCGCGGGCCAGGGTCTGCGACCAGGCGCCGGCCTGCCACTTCGTCCCGCCGAACAGTTCGGACAGCGAACGATGCGCCTGCGCGATCGCGAGATAGCAGGCGCTGCCCGCGACATGATCGACCGCGCCGTAGCGCGCCCGGCCGGAGCCGTCGTCCGCCAGCCGCCGAGCATTGACCACCTTGAGCCCCAGCTCGCCGAGCTTGTCGCGCGCGATCTGCCGGTCGCGCGGATGCTCCAGCTCGCCACGGCCGGGGTCGGGGAAGCCGACCGCCCGCCCGATCCACGTCGCGATCGTCTCGCGCGCGTCGCCGCCGCGCGATTGCACGGTGGAGGTGAGCAGATGCGTCAGGCAGCTGTCGTGATCGGCCGAGGCGCTGGATATCTCCGTGAGGCCAACCGGCGCGCACTGGACGGCCCAGTCGTCGATCGTGTCGACATCGAGATGGTCGTAGAGCGCGAGATCCGCCGCCGCCAGCAACGTGCCGAACGTGTCCGCAGAGCGCGAACTGTGGCCCGTCCTCATCAGCGCGTCGTGATAGGCGAGATAGGTCTCGTGCCACCGCGCCCAGCCGTCGATCATCCGTCGCGCCAGCACCGCGCCCGTCGCCGGCAGCTGCGCCGCCTCGAGATCGAGCTTGCGCGCGTCGGCGGGCAGGGGATCGAGATCGAGGATCGCGAACCGGCTGCGATCCTGGGGCTCCATCGCCGGCGTCAGGATCGCGGAGAACTGGAAGCACGAATTGAGCACGAACTCGGCCGCCTTGTGGTCGGACGATCCGCGATGCACCTCGCCGCCCGAGCTGGCGACGCGCGCCAGCTCCAGCACCGCCGCCAGCTTGTGCGCGTTGAACGCGTTCGGCTCGAATTCGTCGAAGATCACGGGGATGGTCTGCTCGCGCAGGATCTGCCGCACCGCCGCCTCGGTCGCATTGCCGGTGCGGATCGCGCCATGCCCCA